AGAGTACCCGGAGCCGGCATCACTGTCCGCAGATACGGTAGCCACTCCCGTCCAATATTCCAGTTGCTTGCTAAAAAGTTCGGTATCCGCCGATAGCTCGGTAGCGGCAGACAGGTCCTCTGTTTCATAATCTCCGGTAAACCCGGAATTGCGCAACAGATTGACCGAGCCGACAGCCGCATTGTCTATCGCATCCTTGGCCTCTTGGGCAAGATCTGCGGCCGCCTGTATCTCATCCGGCAAGCCTTCCATATTCTTCCATCCGGTGGAGCCTTTTTCGATGTGGAACATACCCTTGATATCAACACCTTTATCCTGAGTGTATTCCATGTAAGTGGTACGGTCCTTGTCACCAATGTACGTATCTCCGTACACCTTCATCCGGGCCTTGCCGGTAGATTTGTCAAAATCAAAAGAAATGACATCTTTCCCGGTCAAGGTAAAATCATTAATACCCTGATACATGATGATAGACGGAGAAACTTCGTTCACCGAAGAGAGAATTATCGCCGCCTGTTTGGTGATATCAGTCTTATGGCCCAATCCCACGATATCATCACCTGCCACCGGAACATCGTTCTCGACATTAGGATCACACACGGTCTTGGACAGGTCTATATAATTCTCACCTACTGCTGTGACCAACCGCCAGTAATAGCGGTTGCCGACATGATGCGAAACGCCAGTCTTGATATTGCACTCCTGTGCGATGGCGAGAGATCCCGGAGTAAACTGGTTCTCTATCTCAATTCCGTCTTCCTCTTCCTTGAAATAACAACGGTAGACATCATCCAACTCATCCACACGGTTGCATTTCATGCCTGCATGGGAAATCACCTGCTCGCCACCTACATACGTCTTCTTCTTTACTTCAAGCTCGTCAAAAACGGCTTTGACCTTGACATACAGATAATCAACAACAGCCTGTGACATACCGTTCTCAAGTACAGTGATTCCACTACCGTTCTTACCAATCAAAAGACCTTTCAAGAAAGTGATCAGACCGTTGGCCGTGTCTGAAATATCTTTGCGGAGGAACATTGCTAATGAGCGTAAAGCAGAGAACACATTACTATTGCTAGGAGCAGTCGAATCATTTGTACGGATTACATAAACCCCTTTTCCACCTCCATTAGTGTACGTCTGACCTTTATAAGTAAGATTGTCAACTTTATTTTCAAGTTCTCCAATTCGTGAATATGCTGTGCTTTCACCGATTGTATATACAGGAGCATCGTAAGGTAAATCAAGCTTTATTTCAAGACCTATAACTCTAGATATCCGACTAGTCTCAAAGAAAGATTTATTGACAAGCTCTATTCTTTGGCCAATGTCAAATGTCCGGCTGATCATGTTTTCTTTTACCCATGATGATGCAAGGGTAGTATTGTATGTACCATCATCGACCATCATCTTTTTTACACAATCCACCGTTTTGTCTCTTAATTCTTGCTCGGCATTTGATACGAGGCCAAGGTCCGTTATTTTCGTACTATCCCAGCCGTAAAGAATGAATTTATCTCCTGTAGTAGGTTTTAATGTTTCATCGGGCAATGTCCTTCCATAATTATCATTGGCAACAATTTCATAGACATCACTTTCAAGTGTTACGCTTCCTAAACTCGTGCCAGCCTTATGAAATGTTACACCGAAGTCCATACCATTAAGTAAACCAGACTGGAATACCAACCTAAGTTCTTCTCCATCAATAATATAACTTTCATCAAAGACAAGCCCACTAGTATCGGTTACATAATAAAATGTCTGGGTTACTGTTTCTTGTGTTTCTTCATCTTCTACCGTAGACGTATAACTGCCAACCGTACCAACAACACATTCAGTACGTGGATATACTTCATCAAGGAATATAATATCTTCAATAGCTTCCTCCTGCGGCATTTCCGTACCTATATCATAACCTTCTTCACCAATATATACCCTTTTACCATCCTTATACCGATAAGCATCAATATACGGTGTTCCTTCTGGTAACATCAACCGCTTTTGAACAATACCATTTACCACTACTGTTTCATCAACAGGCCGATAGTTGGAAGGAATGTTTCTTGTTGATCCAAAAGCATACACACGTGTAGCATAGGTTCCCTGGCTTTCACTGCGCGGCATTTCTTGGGCTTCCACACCCAGCTCTATCCTAACAGCATCTCCATTCTCACAACGTCCAAATCGGATAATATTATCTTCTACCCACCACTCACAATTCCACGTTTCTGCCATGTTAGTAAGAGCATCCAGCAGATTGGTATTCTCATAAGACATCAACTTAGCTGAATCCTCTACTGACGAATCTATAGAAAAATCGAAATCATTACCCCTGTATTTGTAACCAAGAGCTTGTAAGTTTCGGAGGAACACACCTAATTGCATATCCAATGAGGCAGTAAGGTTCCAAGACGCTTCCTGGCCTGCCACCTCCGGCATGTACTTGAATTTCTTATTTTTCCATTTCCAATAGTAAGCATCAAGACGCAACTCGTAATTATAGCCGCCCGTAGACTGGTCATAAGTAGGTGTCGGCAAATCTACAACTTCATATATCTTTGCGAATTTACCACCTAGGGATTCATCTAATATCCCCGACAAGTCCACATAATCACCCATCTTAAAATTAATAGGAGTTAGGACGTTAAAAGGAAGAGTAATGTAATCCTCCTTACCCAATGAATAACGACCTATCGAACCAACGTTGAAGTCTGTGGAGAAACGAATATCTCCTGATATGTTTTTAATGTCTATTAGTCCCATACGAGTATTGTATAGCTTCATACAATGTTATGTAGCAAATATACAAATAAATCACATGATAGCAATTATATTCAAAGAAAAAATCATATTGTCCTATCCGCAGGATTAGGTTCCACTAATTTCAAGGAAAAACTAGCGATTCCCCTCATAAACTGTGTAAATTGGTTACATGACAAATAAATAGTCTTATACACAACATTTGGCTGATATTTGCTTCTGATATGTAATACCCCAGTGGCGAGTTCTTCACAAAAAGAATTATATCTAACAAAAAACAGATCTTCGCTTTTAGCCGTAAGATTAAATGTAAGTGTAATATTCCTTTCGTCAATCTTGGAATCTGAAGTTATAACTCGCTTGCCGTTTTCCAGACGTGACTTGTTTTCTATAAACTCTTTCATCGGCGGTGGTGTCATTAACGCCGATAAAGAAGAGGTATCCATACTTATTCCCCATGTGGTATAAGCATCCTTATCATTTATATAAAATTCTCCTTCCATGTTACATATTTTTAGTATTATCTACTATCTTATCTAATTTCGATCCTAATTCAAGGATAGGCTTTGTGTATTTTACGATATCTTCCAAATAACCGTTAGTAATCACATGCTGATTCAAGATGTTACCCAACGTAGCATTGCCCTCCGTTGAAATAGAAACCAAAGATCCTATGCCGACAACAACATTTATCATCTGGCTCTTTATTTCCTCATTTGAAACCTGCAATGCTGTAAACCTACCGCTTAGTTCTCCTGCATCTTCATGTGTCATTTCAGTGCCAAACTCTCTTGATGAAGAAGATTGGGAATAGGATTCCTGTGAAATCTTGTCATATCCGGTTGCGGCAGCAAGCTCATCACGCAGTTTCATGGCTTCATCCACATACTTCATATATTCATCTTGCAAGGCTTTCCTTTCCTCTTCGGTCAGCTCGTTATCCTCCATGCTGGCACCAAACTTTTTCCACCATTCCTCCAACTTTTCACTGTATAACTCACCAATCTTATTGGAAAGCATGGCACGCATAAAGTATTCTGATATATCTTCCGATGCTGCCTTCGCATCGTATTTCATATCCATAAGATTGTCTACAAAACTATCATACATAGAATCAAATGACATTCCAGTCAGACCCTCGTAAAGTTCATTCGTCAGTTCTTCCAACGTACCAGCTTGATCAATATAGTCATTCAACTTATCAGTCAGACGATCACCGTATCCACCTTTGCCGGTATTCTGAATGGTTTCCCACATATCTACTGTCTCACGGAGCATTTTCATTTCTTCTGGGGTAAGATTCCAGATATCACCATTCCAATCACGACCAATCTTTCCACTCAGACGGTCTATCTGTTCCTGAGAAAAACCGCCCCAATAATAATTCCAACTATGATGAGAACCAGAATAACGTGCTTGTTCCTGCGCTATACGCTTATAATTATCAATAGTTTCTTTTTGATACTTATAAGCATCCCGGTATGCGGCAACAGACTGCGTTCCCTTGCTTGCCTTCATTTCGTCAGTCAAGTCTTCAATGGCAGTTTGTAACGTTTCGTTACGGTCTGTCAATCTGTTGATAGCTTCCTCGACCTCTTTTTTATTACCGCCAATACCAAACAAAGAATTAAAACCACCGAAAGAAATCGCATTAAGGATATTACCTATTCCATTTTTCAATGAATTCCCAATTGTAACAAACAAGTCTCCAGACAAAACATCACTGATAATCCCACTGACCGCATTTAGAACAGCATCAAGCAGACCACCGACAAGATCACTCAATCCGTCTTTGAGTACGTCAATAATAGACAAAATCCATCCGACAATGGGAACTTCTTGAAGCGATTCCGATGTCTTACCTATGACGTCCTTGAATCCGTTCACGGTTTTGATAATTCCACTATATGCGTTATACAACCCTCCGGATGAAATCTGCTGCAAGCCTCCCAACAAATTTTCCATACTTGCTTTCAGTCTGGTGGCGGTATCAGTCACATTACGCTGGGCCTGATTGGCGATATCCGTCTGTGTCTTTACATTGGCGGATGCAATGTCAGCATTCTGTCGTGCTATATCAAGGGCATTCGCTGTAACCTGCTTTTCTTCTTCTGTTC